GAATGGCAAGCCACCAATGGCGCAATCATAGGTATTTGAAGTATTAACAAACGTGTTACCAACGGTATTTGGCTGACCTACTGGATCAACTGGACGTTCAGCAATATGCTTAATACCGTTGTATGTCACATCTACTCCTTATGTTAAGAGGTTCACCAACGTTCTTGTACGCCCGTGAGCCAATTGTGTATATACCTGCGTGGTTGCGACACTTGAATGTCGCATAAGTTCTTTAACGGCGATCAAATCGCCACCGCTTTTTTCAAGCATTGTGGTGGCAAAGTAATGCCTCAAGCTATGGAAATGCTTAGCCTCTGGGCCAAGGATGCGACGCATCTCATTGGCCGCTTTTTTAGAAAAGCCATTGGGGTCAATCTGCCAAAGCCTGTCCAAAGTGTTATGTGATTTAATCATGTCAGCCACTACAGGGCTGATGGGTATAACAAGATCGGTATTGCCTTTGCCTATGACGTTCAGCATTGGGCCTTCATCTGTATCGACAAGATCAGCGCCACGAATTTTGGCTGCTTCCATGGCCCGCAGGCCTGCCATTCCGCCTAGGATAAACCAGTCCCTATAGGGCTGCTGAGCCTCTGCCAGCAACTTGGCATACTCAGCCTTGGTAACAGGCTTAGGAACGCCCCTACCGGCTTTTACGTCCGGTAAATCCATTGATGGATTATTGCCATTGATCAGATCAAGTTTATTAAGATGTTTATAGATTGAGCGCAAGCGAGAAACATAGTTGGCCTTGGTGGACTGCTTGGTAGCAGCCAACACAATTTTCTCTAAATCTTCTCGCTTGGCCAATGCAGGATGTACGCCGATCCGGCGTATGATCTGCCAGTCTGTCCTTATGACATAAGGGCTAAAGCCCGATGAGTCATACCGGTTTTTGAGCTGGCGGTATATCTCGTCCATTGGAACAAGATCAATATCGTCCATGGACATACCCCACCCCAATGCCACATATAAAGCTAATGATAGCTATTGCCATGTGGCAAGTGTAGCAGGTCTAACTTGCAGGCAACTGTTACGCCGTTGGAGCTGCCGGAGCGTTTCCTATGCCAACGAAGTTGGATGGGAGTGTGCTTGCTGCTTGCATAGCATCATAAGCAAACTTATAACCTGACCAAGTAGTGCCATCGTCATTTACAACGCTGACCATATCTTCGCCTTCAAGATTTTTATATGGGGTTACTGTTGCCATTACAACTCACATCCTGTAAATAAAATCGTTGCGCTAATAAGGGTTAGCCAGTCCGCTTGACCAACTGCAATCGTAGGGCTTCCTGCAGTTGTTGTAACGCCAATCTGAGCGCCATCAACGCTTGCGCTGCTAAAAGTAATTGCCGTTGGAGTTCCATTGACAAGTCCTGCGCTTGTCAAATAGTAATTAGACAAAGTAGGAGATGGCGTAATACCAGTTGGCGCAACTCTTGCAGTCACAGGAAAGGTTGGATAAACATAAGACTGGGTTGTGCTACTTGCAACTCCTAAAACTTTTGTTCCAATGTTCAAAACTGGCAAGTACCTCTGACAAGCGGCTAACTCCCCCTGAAGTGTTCCACCGCTACGGCGGAAGGCGGGAGCAGTTGTGGAGTTGTAAGAACCAAGGTCAAGTTGAACGCCAGTGATGTAGAAACTATCATCCGCGCCAGCAGTTCCCGAAGTAGTAGAATTGAAATAAGTTGCAAATTCGGTTGCATTTGATGGCAAAGTAGCAGTTCCTGTAACTCTAGTCCAAGTTGTATTAGCGGCAAAAGTTCCAGACAATAAAGTGGTATTACCAGTGTAAGTGGTCAATATATTTTCATCAGTTCCAGTGCCATAATTGAAATACCAATTTACGCCTGACCCAGAATAATTTGCACCAGTTTTGATGTAAAATGAGAATGTGATAACTTTTCCTGCATACAAAATGGCATTTGATGTTTCAACAGAATTGCCCAAATAAACAGCAGGAGTTGTAGTTGTTCCAGCGGTTCTTTGGAAACGCATAGCATATCTAAACCCAGTCAAATTAGCAGCGACTTGGCTGACAGTGCAAGTGGTTGCGACAGTGCAGTTATATGCCCATCGGTCTAATGTGTAAATAACTCCAGCATTAGCGGCAATGCTAGTTCCTCTTTGCGCTATGTCTGCCGCACCATTTATGAATGGATTGACTAAAGTGCTTGGAGTAGTCCAAGACATTCCTGTGCTGGCAGAAGAGTTTGCAACGAGTGTTGAGCCGTCAGCTCCTACTGTGGGCAGATAACCCCCATTATATTTAATTGACATATTATGACAACTCGCTTCCGAAGGCTTGGAATGTAAGAGCGCTTGCTGTTGCTGTGTTAATAGTGATCACATCCGTTGTAGCCAAGGTAATACCATTGGTGTAAGTAACGGTGCTGTAAGCAGGGACTGACTGTGTATAAACCAAAGCATTGCTGGCAGCGGCTGACGCTCCGGCTTTGCGGATATAAACCGTAGCGTTAGCTGCGGTGGCAGTCGTATTGGTAATAGAGATTGTTGACACAATAGCCGATGTTGCAGATGGTACTGTGTACAAGTCAGCGTTGGATGTATTCGCAGGAGCCGACTGTCCTAAGATTTTGTATGCTGTTGCCATTTGGTTATGCTCCCATGTTTAGAAATGATGTCACGTTAGAGACATCCGTTGCTGATGATTGTGTTGCTAGTACCGACGTATCGGTAATTCCATGTACTGAGGTAGTTGCTGCGTAATGGTTCTGAGCATCGGTCAGATCCTGAGCAGTAATGACGTGGCGCACTACTGCGCCAACTGCGTGGTTTTGAGCAGTGGTTCCATTGTAGGCACGGGTAACAGTAAGGGTTAACCCAGAAGCGCCGGTAACAGAAACTAGCTCTTCCGCAGATTGATTGTAATCAACTGCAAGTATGAAAGGATACTGGGTTGGATAGCCAGTGGTGGCCGACACAGTCATGGTCGTAGCCGACGTTGTCATTGTGCTTGTCAGCGCAGTATCCTGCGCTGTGGCTGAGTAGTATCTTGTCATTTATCTACCTATCGGCTGTAGTGAGTGCGTGGTGGGTATTGTTCTGCTTGACGTGCCATTTCCACCGCAAGGCGTTGCTGGTACATCTGGTAAAAATAACGGCTCATATTGGTTGCTGTGCCAACCGGGTTGCTTTGATCCATGGATCCTGCTTCGGCAGAGGATGCTGGAACGCGACCCATATCAACATAAGCCGCTGAGCGGTATGCCGCTCCGAGAATGATTACTTCTCGGGCTGAGTCTGGCAAGCCAGTAGTCGTAAAGTCATCTGTGTCATATTGAAGCTGCGTAGGCTTTTTAGTATAAACAACCTGCACTGTGCGACCCGGAATAATTCCATCGGAGATAGAAATTGTCTTTCCGCTGTTCCATGCTATTGGGTTAGCAGTACGGTCAATGCGGTAATGGCGCACTGGTAGCCATTCCAAAGATGGGCCGATGGTCTGCCAAGAAACTGCTAGCGCATCAATTGCCTCAGATGGAAGCTGATAGGTTGTGCGTGAAGCGATAAATGGGAATGTGGTGTAATACACGCCAAAGAGGCTTGGGTAGATAGCGTCAATTGCTTCGTTAATATCCTTGCGGATCATAGCCCGTGGGAATGAAGGCGAAACAGTTACGCGAACACCAGCGCTGTGAGGTACGGCAGTTGTATCTCTAAAGCCACGGCCATACGGCGGAATGGTTGCAGTGTTTGTTGTGCGGTCAAATGAATCAACCCAGATCAACTCTTCGTCAATTTCGACAATACCGCGAGTAAGGACTGTGCCATCAGCAACTGTAAAAGTTGTATCCGTAGCCCCCATCGGGGTTATAAGAAATGTAGCCTGATCCTGACGAGAGGTATAGCCGGTAAGGGCTAAAGCCGTTTCATCGATAAGTTCTGAAAAAAGTGTCACGATGTAATCCTCGATGCTGCTGCCGCTTCGCCATACCCGGTCACGCCAGCAAGAGCGTTAAGAACGCCGGGAGTATCTAGGTAGAAATTCTTACCACCATTGCGGTATGCGTAGATAGCATTGAGCGCATCGATAGTACGAGTGTAAGGCTTGCCTGTTACGTTAAATGCCCACTTGGATGCGGCACCGGCAATATCAAGCTGTGGCACTGAATTAGTGATGGTTCCTGCCAAACGGTTCAAATGATAAACTACTGTCCTACCATCATCTATTGCCATTTACTTGCCTTTCGCTGGATGGGTTTTATGCCACTTCTTAACCGCAGCCACGCCAGCGGCAACGGTCTTTACATCTGCTTTTTTAGTCAGATCAATTTTCTTGAATGTTGTCTTCTTTGAATTGGGATGATTGACAATTACATCCCCATTACTGGCGCGTGTGACAACATGCTTCTGGCCACCAATGGTGACCGAATCAGATACAGCCTGCTTTTTAGCGCCGGTCTGCTTTACTTTGCCGGCCAAGTTACTGTACCGCCAACGCCCTTGTATCCACCCTTTGGGTCGATGTTTGGCTTGCCGTTTAGTTCGTCAGTTGAAACGCTGACTGCGTTGTTGTTGCATCCACATGACATGCACATATTACTTACCACCCTTTTTCTTAGGCATTGCTACCTTCTTGAGATTTGGATTTGCCTTCTTTGCTTCTGGGCTTGCCTTGCGTGTTGAAGATGCAAGGATCGCTCCTGCGCTCTCCATTGATACGCCAGACTTTTTAGCAATCGACTTTTGGGCGGCCTTAAAGCCCATGCCCTTCTTTGCTGCTGCCATTAGATTACTCCCACTTCTTTCATTACCTTGGCCTTGTGCTTGGTAATCTGCTTTGCGGCAGGCATTGTGCCTGCATCAAAGGCTACGCCTAGCGTGTCGCTAGCTGCCTTTGCTTCATTAACTGCCCGCATAGTTGTGCCTGCTGGCTGAATACCTTGTGACCGAGCAGCCGCATACGCATCTAATTCAGCGTTCCAACTTCTCTTGTTCATTGTCTTGTTGCCTGCTGCATCACCGGCATTGGTATGGATGTTTGCATCCTGCAAGCAATCGATATATGTTTCGTGGTTCTTTTCTAAACAACCAGAACGGCAGTTATCTCCGAGTGCCATGTTTCTCCTTGGCTTGTCTAAAGAATTTCAAATTGCGTAAGACTCGATCATTTTCTTCGCCATTGGCTTTGCTAGCGGCAACGGCAAAGGTAGTTGCTTCATCTATAAAACCTAGTTCCCACGAGGCGATGCTTGCCAGATCGTAGGCTTTCCAGTTCCAAACAGAAGCGTCATAACAATGATGAACGCTACGCGGACACTCGATGGCTTTGATAGAAGCATCTAAGCATTGCTGCCAACGTTTGTTGCGATAAGCATCTAGGGCTACTGAGAACCAAGGCTCACCCTCAGTAGGAAGGATCTGCACTCCGCGATCAACCCATTTGGTTGACTCTTCGGCTTTGCCAAGATAATGCGCAGCTTCTGCTGCCCACCGACAGGTGGCAGCCTCTTCAACATTCCATCCGCCAAGTTCCATGCGAGCGTTGGCTGCGGTAAGTACATCTTCCCAGCGACGGTAAAAGTAATACTCGCGAACCATATAAGTCCACGCACGTGGATCTGTTGGAAACTCTTTAACACACATCTCAAGCATGGGCAGATACTGCCCGCGAGATTTGTTTTCATCTGGCTTGTGGCTGATGATCGCGTTATTAATAGTGCAATACTTTGGCGTTCCTTCGCCATAGTAAATGGCTACTTCGTGAATTGGATATTTCCAGTACCACCCATGGCGGGAATGGATCTTATCTTTCTGCCATTTGCTGCCAGTATCAAATGTTACCCAGCCAGCCTGCGCCGTTGGATCCCACTGCTTGCGCAGTTCCTTAAAAAAGTTCTTGTGGATAACTTCGTCCATATCCACAAAGACACAAACATCTACGTCCGCTGGTATGAGCGCAAGAGACGCGTTCCGCGCCACATCAAAACGCCAAGGCCTAACACTAATATCGTGAACAGTAACACCCAATTCGCGTAGCTTTTCTTGTGTGCCATCAGTTGATCCTGTATCTGCTACTATCCGGTAATCAGCGCCTTCGGCGGCCTTTGCCCACCTTTCGGCATGGAGAATTTCATTTAGCGCAATAGCGTAAACGGCAATCTTCATTCGTTGCTATTGTATCACATTCCGCCAAGCATGAGTATATCCCAAAGGTTTGCCGCGCCTGTTGCGCCAGTGTTACCTGTCAAACCAGTTGCTCCTGTATTACCTGTGTTGCCGGTATTACCCTGAACGCCTGCTGAGCCTTGCGGTCCTGTAGGTCCCGTAGAACCTGTAAAGCCAGTCGCACCTGTAGCACCATTGGTTCCGTTGGTACCATTAGTGCCAGCCGCTCCAGTAGGTCCTGTAGCCCCTGTAGGGCCTGTAGAGCCTGTAAAACCAGTAGGTCCAGCAACTGTGCTATTGGCACCAGTTGCGCCTGTAGCGCCCGTTGCACCCGTATTTCCGGTGTTTCCTTGTGGGCCTACGCCGCCTGACTGGGCAAAGGTAATGTTGTCGGTACCGATGATGATGTAGCCATTGGTTCCTGTGCCGACATTGTTCTGGATCCAGTTGGTAGCTGCGTTGGCTGTGCCAGTAGTTACGAAGAGAAAATCGCCATACTCGACCTGACCAGCAGTTGAGTTGTCGTAATCAGTAGCGCGGGTGAGGACATAAGCAACGCCAAAGGTGCCTTGAGTGGTAACTGTGTAAATACCATTTTGAGTCTGAGTTGTTTGATTCTTGACTAAAATTCTATCGCCAACAGTAATGTTTGTTCCGTCAATAGAACCACGTCCATTTGATGTGGCTGTTAATTTAGCGCCAACTCCATAGCCACCACCAGCATCTGCCGAACCTGCGGTATAAGTGGTAGCAAGGTTGGCTGTTGTGGCAAGGCGAGCAGAAGCGTGAGCGTTGTTAGAGGCAAGTGGCCCAGTCGCACCTGTGGCACCAGTAGGTCCGGTAGGACCGGTCAAACCTGTCATGCCAGTGTTACCTGTTAAGCCAGTGTTTCCTGTGTTGCCCTGTGTGCCTGTAGGCCCTGTAGGGCCAGTTACGCCAGTCATTCCAGTCATACCTGTATTACCAGTTAGACCAGTCATGCCTGTATTACCAGTGTTGCCTTGTGGACCAGCAGCGCCTTGCGCTCCAGTAGGCCCTGTAGGGCCTGTGCTGCCCGTAAAGCCTGTGAAACCAGTTGCCCCGGTGTAACCAGTAAAGCCTGTCGCTCCAACGGCTCCTGTAGGCCCTGTAGGGCCTGTAGAGCCTGTAGGGCCTGTAAAACCTGTAAAGCCAGTAAAGCCTGTATTGCCTACAGCCCCTGTTGGTCCAGTCGGTCCAGTATTGCCTTGAGCGCCAGCAGGTCCCGTGCTGCCGGTAAATCCTGTTGCTCCGGTGTATCCGGTAAAACCAGTGTTTCCTTGTGAGCCAGTTGGTCCAGTTTGTCCAGCAGCGCCAGTAGGACCAGTGCTACCAATGGCACCAGTATTACCAGTAAGCCCAGTGTTTCCTGTCGCACCTATTGCTCCTGTCGGTCCTGTAGGGCCTGTTGCACCTGTAACACCTATTGCGCCTTGG